GGACATCCCGGGGCGGTGCCGGCCACCGCTGAGGAGTTTCAACCCAACGTCGAAGGCGTGTAATGGACGTGTTCAAGTTCTTCGACGCGTACTTCATTCGCGCGCGGCTCTTTCCAGCAATCGTTGCAGCAGCTCCCGCACTCGCGGCCGTTGCTCTTCTGATCTCATGGAAGACATTCGGACTTTCGAACTTGATCTCCTCAGTCGGCATACTGGTGCTGCTATGGGCCATCGCTGACTTCGCGCGGGAACGTGGTCGTGCAATCGAAAACAGTCTCTTCGCTGAGCACGGTGGTATGCCTTCAATCACCATGTTCCGCAGGAACGATTCGACAATCGACGGCGGCTCGAAGGATCGGTATCGCGCCTTCCTGGCTGGAAAGCTTGGCGTGACGGCGCCCAGCGCGGAGGATGAAGCCGCTAACCAAAAGGCGGCAGATTCCTACTATGCTCAGTGTGGAAACTGGCTTCGGCAGAACACGCGAGACACAAAGAAGTTCTCCCTCTTGTTTGGCGAAAACATGACCTACGGGTTTCGCCGCAACTTGCTTGGGGTCAAGTCACGCGCACTGGCGTTGAACGCCCTCGTCGTGGCAATCTGCATCGGACTTCTATGGCGCATGTCGTGGGACTTCGATTCAAACATGGGAAGCAAGACCACCGTGGTTCTGGTCGTAGCTGCGGCTCACGCCACTTACATGCTAATGGCAGTCAATCGCGCCGCTGTATGGGACGCTGCCAAGGGTTATGGTCGTGAACTCATCCTGTGCTGTGAAGCTTTCCTTTCGCAAGAGAGTACACCAGTGAAGAAGCCTACGGCGAAGAGAGCCGCTTCGAAGGCATCCACGACCGGTACACCCCCAGCTTAGCTGGTGTATCCCGATGGCCGAGCGTTCCATCCACGACAAGGTCGACGCCGTGTCCAGCCAGGGACGCACACCACGCTTCTTAATTCCCGGCCCCGATGGCCGCCGGCTCTATGTGCCGAACGAAGACAGCGACACCATCGTGCGCATGGCGATCGACCGGTCCGATCGCAGGCCCGTATGTGTCGGCGAGCCCCTTACCTGCGACAGCCCGGTCTTCGTGTTGTTCTCGCCTCGGGGGTCAGAATACGGCGCATCGCATCAACTGCTGCCTTCGAACTGTGAGTAGTCGTTCATTGGCCTGAAGCGAAGATCCGCCAACGCTGCATTGCCGGTAAATGCAGCAACGCGGTGGCGGCCCGGTATTAGGCCAACTCCGGTCCTTCGCAAGCCCTATTGGCCGATCACCCAACCACCACCGCAAACCCCAACATCCCCCGCTGCCCCTCCCAATCCAACGGTACTTCCCCCTGCCGCCCCCGCATCGCGTGCAGATTCAGGTGTCGCGGCTGCCGCCCATCGAGGATCGCTCGGATGATGTCCGGTGCCAACCGCGTCATCCTTAGCACCTCGCAAACCCAACCGACCTCCAGTTTGAGACCGCGCGCCAGTTCACTGGCATTGGATACTTCGCCAGTGTCGATCATCCGCTGCCAGTAGAAGGCCTTGCCCAGGGTGCGGATCAACGGCAAGTCGAATGACGAAGTGGCCTTCACAAAATCTGTACCTACTGGCGGGACCACCAATTTGCTGCGATGCCGGCGCTTGATCAACATCGGCACGAACGTCACGGATCGCCCGCCGACCTCGAACTGGCGCGGCGTGCCTGAAGCCCTCACTACCACCCGGCGTCCTGCAGGCGTCTCCCTTATCGGTTTGATGCCGTCGCTCATTCGACCGTCTCCGCGTCGATCGGTGCGCGTTGCTCGGCCACGAACTCGTTGCGTTCCAGTTCTCGGCAGAATCGTTGCCAACTGTCATCGCGCCAGATGATGTCCATCCCGTCCTCATGCAGTTGGACCCTTTCGATCAGCAATCGCATGATGCGGTTCTGCTCGATGGGGAACAGGTTGTCCCACACGGTGCTCATCTGGCGCATGGCCACAAGCACGGTCGGTTCGTCCATCTGCTGGCGTTCGCGCAGCGCCATGCCGGCCTGCCACACGCCCACGATCATCTCGGGCTGCTGCAAGGCTTTGTGCACCTGCGCCAGCACCGCAGCCTCAATCTCCAGGGCTGGCAGCGGACCGATGTTGCGAATGGTCGGATCGTAGGTCGCACCCGCCGACTGGCGCTTCTCAAGGTACGGTACGTAGTACCGGTACCGCTTGCCATTCTTCTTCTGCGTGTAGGTCGGCAGCATCCGTTGGTTGTCCGGCGCGTACAGCAGGCCAGTGAGCAGCGCCGGTTCCTTCTTGTGCTGGATTCGCGGACCCATCTTGCGGCGATCGACATAGGCGTGCACCGCCGCCCACAACTCGGGCGTGACGATCGGCTCATGCTGGCCCGGAAATGCCTGGCCCTTGTGCGTCATCTCGCCAAGGTACAGGCGGTTGCGCAACATCGTGAAGAGCGCCAGTTGGTCGATCACCTTGCCGTCATGGCGCTTGCCGGTTTGCGTGATCCACACCTTGGTCGTGTGCCCCTCGATCTGCAGCTCGCGTACCAGCTGCGCTGCCGATCCGGTTTCGGCGTACCGGGCGAAGATGTCCCGCACCAGCACCGCCTCCGATTCATTGACGACCAGTTTGCGTTCGCGCACGTCATATCCGAGTGGCGGCGTGCCGCCCATCCACATCCCCTTGGCCTTGCTGGCAGCAATCTTGTCGCGGATCCGTTCTCCGGTTACCTCGCGCTCGAATTGCGCGAACGACAGCAGGATGTTCAGTGTCAGTCGGCCCATGCTGGTGGTCGTGTTGAACTGCTGGGTGACGGACACGAAGGTCACGCCACGCGCATCGAACAGGTCGACCATCTTGGCGAAGTCGGACAACGATCGTGACAGCCGGTCAATCTTGTAGACCACCACCACATCGATGCGACCATCCTCCACATCGGCCAGCAGGCGCTTCAAGGCCGGGCGGTTGGTGTTGCCGCCGGAGAACCCTCCGTCGTCATAACCGTCGTCGTTCGCAATCCAGCCCTCATGGCGCTGGCTGCTGATGAACGCCAGGGCAGAGTCCCGCTGGGCCTCCAGGCTGTTGTATTCCTGGTCGAGGCCCTCGTCCGTGGACTTGCGCGTGTAGATGGCGCAGCGCTTCTTTGGGGTCAGCGTCGGCGCCTCTTTGGTTGTACGCTTCATGCTCGTGCCGCCTTTCTGTCGCGGCTGGCGGGCTTCAACCCGAAGAACACAGGTCCGGAGCGGGTGCTCCCCGTAATCTCCTTGGCCAACTTCGATAGACTCCGAAATGGGCGGCCGTCCAGATCGAATCGACCGTCGTCCATGACCTTGACCCGGTAAGTGACACCGTCGTACTCGCGCACCAGTGTTGTGCCCGGTGCCAGGTCCGTTTCTGCACAACGCTTGTGGTTCGGGATCTCGCCGGTGGCGCCGATCTTCTCCAACTTGGCCTTGACGTGTTTGTTCAATCCGCCGAAAGCGCGCTCCTGCAAGCGGTACGCGATCCGGCTTTCCAGGTAGGTGCGCTGGTGGTGGCCGGGGCGCCGGGCGAACAGGTCATCCCAGAGAGCCCAGAGCTTTTCCATCGGCAAATGGGGCAGTTGCGCGATTTGCGCTGTGGTCGTGATTGCTTGTGTCGTCATTGGCGAACTCCTTGTGTTTAAGACGGGTTCGTATTCACGCGCTGGTTGCCAGAGAAGCCAAGACTAACTTCGCTCTGAATTGAGACCACATCGACTTGGCCTTTCAATCGCGACCGTGCAATGGCGGTGGCCAGGAGTTCATCGATCTCGCGGTGGGGCTGGCGGGGCTGGATGACGAGGGTCGATCCGTTCTCCGAAGAGGGACGTTCTGCATCTGACACTGGGTGGCACTCCTGTATGGAACTGCTGCCAATGCTATGGGTCGACCCCATTCAGAGTAACTCGTTTTAGCGGGAATGCGCGGTCCTACGCGGCGCAAAGTACCCGTAGAATGCTGGACATAAAACCAGTATTTCCGTGTACTCCAAGAAGAACCAAGAACGCGTCACAAGGAGCCGTCCGTGCTCAAGCCCCTCTCATACCCCGACATCCTGCTCAACCTGCCGGTCGACGGCACCCTCAAGCTTTTCCTGGAACGCGAGCGACTACCGGTCTCGGATACGTTCGCGTGGACCGACGACACCGCGAGCACCGAGGAGCTGACCCTGGCCATCCAGAGCTGCCCGCAATCGGACGTCCGGGATGCCATCACGGCCGGTTTGCACACCAGTGCGCAAATGACGGGCCCGGCGGGGATGCTTGCGCTGTTCCAGGTGGCGCGCAATGACGGAACCGTCTTGGCGGCGTTCATCTTGTGCGTCAGCGACATGCACCGCGCCTTCTGGCTCTTCGTGCACCACCCGAAACTGTTTGAGGAGGCGGGCGACATCGAGTACGCCGACCAGCACATTCCCCATGCCCAACAGCATGATCTGGGCGTGCACCTGCCGGTTTTGCGGACTGACAAGTCGCGCGATGATTTCTCGGCCGCGATCAAGCAGTTCTACCAGCAGGAGATGGATCGCGGCGATGTGTGCATTCCCCGTCTGATAGACCGTGCCGGTGGCACGCAACTGGTCTGTGTTCACGTCAAGGATCGGGCCACCAGTTCGATTGAATTTGAAGGAACCGAATTGCGCCGCCGTGTGGGAAACCCCATCATCCACATGGCGCTTGAATATTGCGAGACCACCGGCGTCGTGCGATCGGTGATCAAGGGCGGCGCGAAATACCAGCACATGCTGGTCGACGCGTTTGCCACACACTTGCTCGGCGTCCAGGTGAATCCACAGCGCATCAAACCGCCCGCGCTGGACCTGACGGCATTGCGCTTGGGGTTCCAGGTGCCGCAGGCACTGAAGGATGGATTCGTCACGGTACAGGTCAAGAGCCTGACCGTGATGTCGCCGGATCGCAGTTTGAAGGTGGAGTTCACTGCGACCGCGTCTGGCGAGCACCGGTGCGTGACCGAACTCGTGGCGGATCACTTCGCTGCTGACAGCCCGATCGCGCAAGGGTGGGAGGTCGAGGCGGCGCGCATTAATCTGTACTACCCGCCCGCCCCCGGGCGCAGCCGCACTAAAGTCATCGTGGTGGAGGTCACACGCCGTGGTCGGTTGAACCTGCACAAGTATGACGAGCAGTTGCGTGCCCAACTCGAGGGCTACCTGATCACGCTGGGCGTGCTGCGGGCAGAGCAGCGGCTGTCGCCGCAGATGGTGGCGACAGGCGAACTGGTTGAGGTCGCGGTTCAGTGATCGAATCGCGCAACGCAGCCGCGTGGCGGATGCTGTGCTTGCGGTGGCGAAGCCGTGGTCACTGGTTCGAAGAATCCGTGACGCACGCGGATCGACCCGCATTTGATCATCTGGTCGGCATCAAAGCGCTCAAGCCATTCGTGGCGGACAACCGGTACGTGTTGTGCGGATACTGTGGTCTGCACACCGCGCAGGTGTATCGCCAGGGTGGATCGATGGAATTGAACTGCCCGGATTGTGGCCCGGTGCAGGTGACTCCCGGGCAGTTCAATGCATGGGTCGTCAATGCTGAATGGCTGATTCGCAAACTGCGTGTAGCCCTAGCCATCCCGGCGCAAGACGCAACCGTTGCCATCACGAGTGACGTTTGGCGGCTGGGTCAGTACCAACGCCGCCCGGTCTTTCTGGCGCGCAGTCTCGACGCCGTGCTGCACCATCCATCTGTGATTGCGCGCGCACGCGGCACAGCGACGCCGTGGTTGATCACGCCCAAACCCATGCGCGACGTCGACTTGGATCCATTACCTGGAAGTGCGACCTGGTTGCCGATGGAGGAACGATTTACGTTGTATGGCGGCAACCTCGGCATCTTTGATCCGGCAGCGACTGAGGTACCGACCAGCGATGCGACCGAGGCGGCACACGGTCCGTTCTCCGAGGATTTCCGCTGGGTTCATCTCCCTGACTCACCGGGAAATCCGATCGCGCTGTCGGAGGGGCAGGCCGCAGTGTTCAGCGCCCTGTGGCATTTCGCCAGCCAGCCCCAGGAGGGGCACACCATCATGTCGCGTGCAGGGCTCACCAGTGACAAGCCGATTGACGTGTTCAAGGTCAAAGCGAAAAACCGGGGCGACCCGAAATACGAGCGGCCGCTCCAGGCGTACCACCTGCTGGTGCAAACGGACCGGCGCGCTGGCACGTACTTTATGCCCTGCTCCGCTCCGATTCCGGCCTGATCCGGACACCTACCCACCCTGACGGCGAGCCACTGCGGCTCGCCGTTTTCGTTTGTGCTGACCCACGGCGAACCAATGGCGAACCAGAACTTTCGCTCCAGTTCGCCACCCAGTTCCTTATCAGTTCGCCATACAAATTTTTCAATAGCAGCGTTGTTCCTCACCTTACTGAAAGGGGTACCAATGCTGCAATCAACACCAGCAAATCGCTGTCCATCTGCCACCCTGGCAATGTCCGCACCGTCGGCGCCAAACGAACGCCGCGTCCTGTCTGAAATCGAGCTGGCACAGCGCTGGGGCGTGAGCTCCAAGACGCTGCAACGCTGGCGCTCCGAGGGTCGGGGCCCGCACTATCTCAAGCTCTCCAAGCGTGTGACCTACCCGCTCGACGTGGTCACCGAGTACGAGCGCAGCGCACTGCACGCCTCGACCTCCGAGCGCACGGCCAAGTGAGGGACCAGAACATGACCACCCCTCACGACACGGTCGTCCACATCGAGCAAGCCATGCCGCTGGCCGAAATGAGTGTGTCGCAGATCGCGGCATTGCCACCGGCGCAACTCCAGGAAGCACACACGAACCTGCTGGCCCTGCAAACCATGGTCAAGACGGTGCTGGAGCGCATGCACACCGCGCTCGACCAGCGCTACGCCGAACATGCGCAAGCTGCCCGGCAAGCCAACGGACGCGACTTCGGTGTTTGCCACCTGATCGATGGCGCACTTCGTGTCACCGTGGATCTGCCCAAACGCGTGACCTGGGACCAGGCGCAGCTGTCAGCCACCGCCATGCGCATCTCCGCTGCCGGCGACAAGGTGGCGGACTTCATCGACGTCGACTACTCGGTGTCCGAGAGCCGCTTCAACAACTGGCCACCGGCCCTGCGTGAGCAGTTTGCGCAAGCCCGCACCGTCAAGCCCGGCAGGCCGAGCTACCGACTGGCGCGCGTCGAATCCGAAGGAGGTGTCTGATGCTGCCCATCATCTCCGCAGAGGAACGGCTCAAGGAACGCCACAGCGCCAAGATCGCATTGGTGGGTCCAGCCGGAGTTGGCAAGACGTCTCAACTCAGAACCTTGCCGTCGGCCAGCACCCTGTTCGTCGACCTCGAGGCCGGCGACCTGTCGGTGCGCGACTGGCCTGGTGACACGGTGCGGCCGCGCACCTGGCCCGAGTTCCGCGACCTCGTCGTTTTCCTCGCCGGTGCCATGCCGACCGCCAGTTCCGATCAGGCGTTCTCGCAGGCCCACTTCGATCACGTCTGCACCAAGTATGGCGATCCGGCCCAGTTGGCCAAGTACGACACGTATTTCGTCGACAGCCTGACCGTGCTCTCGCGCCTTTGCTTTGCGTGGTGCAAGACGCAGCCGCAGGCCTTGAGCGAGAAGACCGGCAAGCCTGACAACCGTGGCGCCTACGGCCTCCTGGGCCAGGAAATGATCACGGCCCTCACGCACCTGCAACACGTCCGCGACAAGCATGTCATCTACGTGGCCATTCTGGAAGAGAAGACCGACGACTTCAACCGGCGCTTCTACCAGTTGCAGCTGGAAGGCAGCAAGACCGCACTGGAACTGCCCGGTGTCCTGGACGAGGTCATCACCCTGGCGGTGCTGAAGGCCGACGACGGCACCACGTACCGGGGCTTCGTGACCCGCGCCGACAACCCGTTCGGTTACCCGTCCAAGGACCGCAGCGGTCGCCTGGACGCCATCGAGGAGCCCGACCTCGGAAAACTCATCGCCAAGTGCCTGGGCACGACCGCATCACAAATTTGAACCACCAAGGACATGCCATGAACGCGAACACACAGAACAGCTGGAACGATTTCAACGACGCCGAGGCACAGCAAGGTGCATTCGACCTGATCCCGAAGGGCACCATCGTGCCACTGCGCATGACCATCAAACCCGGTGGCCACGACGACCACAGCCAGGGCTGGACGGGCGGCTACGCCACGCAGTCCTACGACTCCGGCGCCGTCTACCTGGCGTGCGAGTTCGTCGTGACCGCCGGTCCGTTCGCCAAGCGCAAGCTGTGGTCCAACATCGGGCTGCTTTCCAGGAAGGGTCCTGTCTGGGGCCAGATGGGGCGCAGCTTCGTGCGGGCGGCGCTCAACAGTGCGCGCAACGTCTTTCCGCAGGACAACTCGCCACAGGCGTCGGCCGCACGGCGCATCAATGGCCTCGCGGACCTGGATGGCCTCGAGTTCATCGCCCGGGTAGACATCGAGAAAGATGGAAAGGGCGAGGACCGCAACGTCGTGAAGCTCGCCATCGAGCCGGATCACAAGGACTATGCGGCTCTGATGGGGGGCACGTCCCGAGCTCCGGCAGGCGGCGGCAACTTCGGCGCTCCGGCGCAGGCGGCCACATCCTACGCACCGCCCGCGCGCGCACAGCAACCCGCCGCCACTGGCAAACCAGCGTGGGCGCAGTGATGCGGGGCCGTAATGAAGTGCTGGGTGTGCTCACGTCAGGCGCGCGGCTTCGGCCACTCGGAGGTCCGCCACCGGGTGGGCGACCCGCGTCGCTACCCCATCGACTGGGTGTTCTGCTCGCGCCGATGCCAGGACGCGTTTGCCCGGTGCTACGGGAACTGGTCACGGGCGGTGGACAGCAGTGCGCCGAAGGGAGCCGCCATGGTTGACATCACGCCAATGGAAAAGGCAGCCATGCGCACGTGCCTCAAGGCCTTCGGCGGCGCAGCCAGTGCCATCGGATTCGACAAGCCCCTGGGGGGCTATTCGGAAGACCAGGCCCTGTCCGTGATCGAGGCGATCGTGACCGCGTTCGTCGATGCGATGGCTGCCCACCACGAAAAGTCGAAGTACCCACCGGTCCGCATGCCTGGCAGGACGCCGGTCAACGACCCGATCCGCGAGTCCGTGCCGCCGCTGGAGGAGAACCCGTTCGCCGACATGGTGGACGACCTGCCGTGGGAGGACAAGCCATGATCGATTTCAACTCGTCGGCAAGCCTCTCTGGTCGCCTCCAAGAACTGTTCGATCAGGCGCTGGAGGCCGAACGAGATGCGACGCCCTCGCGTGAATACCTGGGTGCGTCGCGCCTGGGTGCTCCTTGCGAGCGGCAGTTGCAATACGAGTACGCCAAGGCGCCGGTCGACCACGGTAAGGCGTTCTCCGGTCGGCTGCTGCGGATCTTCGAGCGTGGCCATCTCACCGAGGACATGGCGATCCGCTGGCT